AGGTCGGGCAGCATAGTCTGCATCCATTTCTTCCTGGGTGCGCTCCACGGGCTTGCTATCCTCCAGCTTGTAGCGGTAGATGCCGCGCTTGTCCATCAGGGGGCCGGGAAGGTAATTGCCCTGGGCGTGGTGGTACTTATCGCCGTGGCCCTCGTCAATCTTCATCCAGCCGCTTGTGTCAAGCAGGAATGCGCTGGAGTTGATAGCCGTGACGCGGTGTTCCGCATCCGTCTTGATGTATACCCCGTAGGGCTGCATTACAAATTCCATGTTCATCCCTCCTTACAGGTCGGCATTGATAGCCACGCCAGATACTGCATAGATTCCAAGGGTCTCTCCTGGCGTACCCTGCGCTGTAGTTTTGCCAGCGATGCGGTAGCCGTTGCCCGTCCACACAAATTCGGAAAGCTCAGAAATTGTATGGGAGTTTACGCCATCCCACGCTGCGATGGTTCCAACAATCGTGGGTGCTTCGATTCGCATGGGTTCGCCGGGGACGAGACCCTGAAAACCATAACCGTCAGCGTTGCGGACGGCGAAGCCCAAAAAACCGTTGAAGGCAATAGGCCGGTGGAACCGTCTGCACATTGCCAGCTCGTTTTCCTTGGGCTGATACTCCGGCAGGGTGTCGGCGGTGTAGGTGCCCTCGTAAAGAGCGGCCCAAACAAGGGACAGCGTTTCGGTGTGCGCCCCCTCGATCATGACGCGGTAGCAGTCCCTGCTGGAGCTGTAGCTCATGCGCAGGCTCACCTTTGTCCCGCTGGCGGTGAAGGTATGGTATACCGTTTTCGTCTCCATGTCGGTGCTGTACACAGCGGAAACCACCGCCACCTCCCCCGCTGTGTCGCAGATCGCGAACGTGTGCGCCTTGCTTGCGTTCACCTTCCATGCGGGGATGTACTGGGAGAAGAAATATTGGTCGCCGTTGGTCGATTTGATAGAGACGCAGCCACTCTCCAGCATTAGGGTGCCTTTCGTGTTGGTCTGCTGCCATCGGTCGATGTTGCAACCCTGCACGTTGACGTAACTCGTCAGCCCTCGCTGGTTAACAGGGTTGCGGAAGTCGCTGTTGTCCAGCAGGTTGACAACCCTGTCCCTTCGCTTCATTGCAGCATCCACACCCTGCACAGCGCTGACCAGCTCGTCAAAGGACTGCACCTTGCTGCCGCCGGTGGTCATGCTGTCGGTGCGGGAGCGCAGGATGGATCCGTCCACATGCAGGATGGTATGGATCACATCGCCCAGGATCAGATCGACAGATAGATCGAAACGCCCCTGCACGGCGTAGCAGTTAGGCAGAAGGGTCACGCTGGCCACATTGCCGGATACGGCGCCGTCGATGGGTACGGTGACGCCATCGGTGCGGATGAAGTAGCCTGTGCACTTTGCGCCATTGAGACTGGCAGCAGAAGCGCCCTGTTTCACTTCGATGGCAAAGGTGTGAGCCTTGCTGTTGAGGGTATAAAGCGGATCGTGCAGCACTTCGCGCAATCCGCCTTTGTCCAGATCCATTGTGTAGTGGTAAGTTGTCGTGATTGCCATATGATGCCTCCTTAGACGGGCAGTCCGTTTTCGGCGGCCATGGCGCGCAGGTCAGCCACAAAGGCATCCAGCGCGGCGGTGATGTCCTCATGGTTGGCAGCGACCAGGGCTTCATCGGCGATTACCAGAGACATGCTCATGGCCTTGCCAGGGGATACCTGCCCGGTGAGGGTGGCCACGCTGACGGACTTGCCGTCCACGGTGGTGGTCAGGTTGCGGGAAATGTTGGTGTTTTTCTGGATGGTAATCATTCGGATTCCTCCTTATTGTTGGTAATGGGCTGTGCGGCGATTTCCTTTTCAGCTTGTTCGAGGGCGCTGATCACGCTGTTCAGCGCATCGATGGCGCCGGAAAACAGCTTGGCTTCATCGCCGCGGATGTGCATGGTGTTCAGGGCAGACACAGCATTTCTCAAAAGAATGGTCATCTGCATGGTTTAGTCGCCTCCTGTTCCCCAGGTGATGTAATAGATCATTTCCTTGTCCTGTGTGCAGCGAATGCCGGTTACGGCGGTCCCGATGATGTTCCCGTCGGCGTCTCGTACAGCGATCCCGCCTGTGGCGTTGACAGATACATCGGTCACCACCTCCATGCTGGTCCAGGTACAGGCATTGCCGGCGAAGGTAAAGCTGATGGCTGTCAGGTTGGTGACGATCATCTTGGCAGCCACAGCGCTGCCGCTGAAAAATTTATTGATTTTTGCGGATTCCACTGCCAGTTCGTTGGCGGTCACATAGCCCTGCAGGTCGATTCTGTCAGCTTTCAGGGAGATCTCGTTGGCTTGGGCATCGATGCGTCCGTTGGCTAGGTCAAGACTGGCCTGGTCAGCCTTCAGGGCGATGGCGTTGGCGTTGGCGGTGATGTCATCTGCCATGAGCGCAATATCTCCGTTGGCCAGCGCGATAGCTGCCTTGTTTTCCGCTACGCCTGCTTCCAGCGTCAGGACATTGTTAGCATGCAAGGAGATCTCGTTGGCTTGGGCATCGATGCGTCCGTTGGCTAGGTCAAGACTGGCCTGGTCAGCCTTCAGGGCGATGGCATCGGCGTTGGCTGTGATGATCTTGGCGTTAGCGTTGATTCTGTCGGCGTTGGCGGAGATCTCCTTTGCGTTGGCGTCAATGCGCCCGTTGGCCAGAACGATAGTGGCTTCGTTCTCTTCCACGCCAGCCCTGAGGGTGATGATATCGTTGGCCTGAATGGTGATCTCTTTGCCGATGAGGTCGATCTCCTCGGAGAGCAGGGTGATGTTCTTCTTCGCCTGAATAAGCACGTACTCTTGCTCTTGCAGAGTGTTCCAGTTCTTCGTGACACGCTTGCGCAGAACGGTGGTATCCACGATCAGGCCGGAGAGGATACTGCCGGCGGTGCTGGTTTTATTGGCCAGCGTGATGGTGATCTGGTCAGGCTTGCGGTAGACGTCGGGCCATGCGATGGACACGATCCGCTGCCGGATGGTCTCTTTCTGGGCGGGGAGGCATACCCTGCACACCCGGCCCAGCGTAAAGCGGTCAAAGCTCTGCCCGGAGGTCGCGCTCATGTCCCTGGCGTCCATGGAGACGGAGATCAGCGGCTCCTTGTGCAGTTCCAGGTAGTGCCGGCCCTCCGCCAGCAGTTCTTCCTGCGTCAGACCAGGATCGCCGGAGAGGCTTCGGGAGACGATGCCCCATGTGCTTTGCGTGTCGGCATTAAGGATGACGGGTTCCTGGGGTTCCGCGTCTTCATCCTCGGGGTCAGGCGGGGGAATGTACAGGCGGGTGCAGAGTTCGGTGCGGTCCACCGTGACCTTCAGGCTGAGCAGGTTGCGGTTCAGCCGGCACTCGCAGGCGGCCTGATCGGTACAGGCGATGATGTTCAGCGTCCAGGGGGTGGTGCGCTGATCAAAGGCCAGCGCATAGTCCGGCAGCTCCTGCATCAGGCCAAGCAGGGATTCCAGCACGTTGGAATAGTCCCACTTCCAGGTAAGCAGCTTGCCGGCGGGCACTTCCACCCGGCCCAGCTGCCAGCGCGCGGGGCTCGCCTGATGGCTCATCAGCTGGCCCAGGATGTCCAGGGGCGCGCCTTCCTCTTCGCCTGTGGAAGAGATCAGGCTGTCGGCCAGGGATACCAGACCATGCTCCAGGTGAACTGTGCGCAGTCCTTGATGATCCCTTTCGATTTTCTGCACACGGAAGACGCCGGCGGAGCCCATGGAGGTGAAAAGCTCCACATAATCGCCGGGATGGGCAGCCGCGTCAAAGGAGGGGAGCGTCATCTGGGCGGTGGAGAGCGGCGCCAGGTTGAGGGAGATGCTCAGCCGGACAGGATGCAGCAGCGCACGCTGGCGCAGCTGATCGTCCAGCAGCCTCGGGAGCGGAATGTTCACAGGTAGCACCCCCTCGCGGAGAAGGTGATGGCCACGCTTTGATCGGCGGAGAAGGTGATCGTATTCGCGGCCTGGCAGGAGAGGGGCAGCTCGTCGCTGCTGTCCTCCGTGCGGGCTTCCACAGGCAGCTGAAGGATGTGTTCGTCATCATAGTACAGACGGACACTGCCGCCAGAGGGGATGCTCATGCCCTCCAGGGCAATGAAATGCCCGCCCACTTCGATGCGCAGGCGAGTCAAAGGGGAGTTGCTCTTGTTGATGGCCGTTACCTCCAGCAGCGTGTCCACATCACCAGAGGGGGACAGGACAGCGCTGCCGCTGCCGGCTGTGAGCGTTGCCGTGCTGGGGTACACATCCTGCCAGTAGGGCAGCCCCATGGAGGTGAAGGTCATGGAGAGCTCATCCGTCCATTTCAGGGTGCTGGGCAGAGCCAGCGGGGTGGCCAGACGGACGCGCAGCTGCTGACCGTGACGGTCGCTGATGGTCAGCAGTCCTCCACGCACGGCCCATGCGTTGACGCGGCGCCATACGGCTTTTCGTCGGTCAAAGCTGGAAGTGATGATGCGCAGCTTCACAATGACGCTGATGTTTTTGCGCAGCTGCCGTGCGCAGCATTCACCCGGCCGATCGGCCAGCATGACCGTCTGCACGTCCAGCTGCGGAGCGGGCTCCTGCACGTCGGTGATCACGATGGACGGATCCAGGTCGTGCAGTCCGATGCCGTCCAGATATACGTTGTAAAAAGAGTTTGGGGAATACATTATCCGTACCTCCTGTAGGAAGCCTCCTGGGCCATCTCATGGCTCACGGTGGGGTAGATCAGCTGTCCCACGGTCTGACCGTCCATCTCGACCGCTACGCCGTGCATGGAGGCCACGATCACCGCGCCCAGTCGTTCATAGTCGATGGAAGCGGTCTGGCTCGGAGCTGCGACGGGGAGACCGCCGTTCATCAGCTTGCGCCAGACAACGGCTTCATCGGCGGTCAGCACACTTTCATCCTGGTGAAGCTCGGCCAGATAGCCGTTGAACGGTACACGGTCCAGTCCGGAGGCGTGGCTGCCGTCGGGTGTTTCGGTCGTGCCGGAGACCGTCAGCTGCGGGGCGTCTACCTGAAAAGCTCCCTGGATGGCGGCGTTGATCAGGTCGCACTGCGTCTGGATAGCAGGCAGGGAATTGGCCAGTCCCTGAGCCGCGCCGTTGCCGGTGGCCATGGCGGCGGCCATGGCTTCCATCTCCTGATTGAAGGACGCCACCAGGTCGGTCACATCATCTTTCATGGACTGGAACTCTTCGTCAAGGGCCAATTCAGCCTCGGCCATGTTGGTAGCCAGCGTGTCCTTGGCGGCGGTGGTGCCCTCAAACTCAGTATTCAGGGCAGAGATCTGCTCCTTGGTCGCCGTGGCGATGCCTGCCAGAATGGCTGCGCTTTCCTTGCTGCCGTCGCTCAGTGCCGCGATGAGCCCCTCATCCACGCCCTTCTCGGAAGCGATTTTCAGGTTGTTGCTGTACTCCTCCATGTAGTCCTGCTGAGATTTCAGTGCGATGATCACATCGTTCACGGACTTCTTGGTCACGGGCTCGATCTTCTCGAAGCCGCTCACAACAGCGTTCACCTGTTCCATGGCGGCGGTCTTGGCTTCGTTGTATCTCGCGGTCAGGGCGGCCACGGCCGTTTCGGCCTGGGCCAGATAGCCCTGGGCGTTGGTCAGGGAAGTGGCGTATTCAGTCTCGGCGGTGGCAGCGGCAGAAGCGGCTTCGGCGGTGCCGTACATCTTCTCCTCAAGGATGGCCAGGCGCTCGGCTTCCTGCTCGTACTGCTCGGAGGTGGTAGCGAGGGACGCTTCGAGCTGGTCGGTCTCCTTTGTCAGATTCCTGATGACAGGATTAAGGCGATCGGCTGTTTTCTCGTATTCAGCCATTGCCTGTTTTTGCTCCTCGTTTAGAAAAAGATACCCTAATCCGCTGTAGTTTTCGTGTGCGACTTTATAAGAAAGACCATGAAAAGCGGAGGAGAATGCTGCTTCAGCGTCAGCTAACTCCTGTTTATACTTGTCCAGCTGTGCCTGCGCGGCGTCCCGATCCACTTCCAGCGTAATCAGGTTTACCCGGGTCGTTTCCAGCGCTGCGCGCTTGTCCGTCAGCGCCTGGGCGCGGATCTGCGCCTCTGAATCGGCAGCCCACGCGGCGGCGTGATCCAGAATGGCCTGGGTGCCGCCCTCAATCTTGCCGGTCTGCACATCGATGACGGAGGAAAGCTCAGGGATCGTCTGTACCAGCTTGGCCAGGATGGCGTTCCACTTCTCCTGCTCCTGTGTGGTCAGGCTGGACTTGCCCTCCAGTTCCGTCAGGTCAGCCACCAGCGCCTTGACGACGGCGCCCTGGGCCTCCACGTTGGAAAGCTCGCTCAGCATTGTCTTGTCGATCTCCTCCATCTGGGAGGAGAGGGAGCCATTCTCGAAGAGAGCGTTCACGCTGTTGACCACGTCGGTCACAAGGGGCAGCAGGAACTCGCCCACATTGGCCTTCACGGTGTTGATGTTCTCTTCCAGCGTGCGGGTGGCGTTGGCGTAGCCAGAGGAGGTGCGGTAGAAGTCGCCCTGGGCGTCCGCGGTGGCGCCGAGCAGGTAGTTATAGCGCAGCGTGGCCTGCTCAGCCTGGGTCATGGCGTTGTATGCCTTGGTGATGCCCTGGGACATGGCGAAGGCTTCCAGGTTCGCCACCGACATGTTGATGCCCAGCTGCTTCAGCGGCTCCGTTTCGCCGGAGATGCCGGCGCGGATCTTCTCAAAGGCCGTCTCATGATCCAGGTTATAGAAGGACGCCATGTCGCCGGCCAGGGATACCATGCTTTTCGACATGGAGGTGACCTGCTTGGAGCTCAGGCCCATGGATTTCAGCATAGCGCCCATGGTGCCGGAATACTTCTTCGCGGCCAGCTCACCCATGCCGAAGGACTTCTTGGCGTTCTTGGCCCAGGTGTCGATGCTCTTGGCGTCGCTGCCGAAGGTGGTGTCCACCACGTTCTGCACTTCCTCCAGGCTGGAGGCCATCTCGATGGATTCGTTGGCGAACTGCCTGATGGCGCCCAGCGCCTGCTGCACGCCGTCGGCCACCAGCTGGCCCACCGAGAAGGAGAAGGCCTGCTTCAGGCCGTCGCCGACCTGGGACATCATGTTGTCCCATTTGTTCGTGTGGTTCTTGATGGCGTTGGTGGCCTTGTTCAGCGAACTGTCAAGCCCGCCGGTATCACCGGTAATGTCAAATACGACTTTTCCGTCACTCATGGGGATCACCTCGCTTTGCCATGGTCAGCAGAGTGCGGAAGAGGTTGTTCGCGGTCTGTTCGTAGCGCGCGCGCGTTTGGGCGTCATCCAGCTGAAGGGCATAGAATGCCTTGGCTTCTCGCAGCTGGCGGATGCTCTCCGCGTTGTGCTTGTTGGGCGCGGGCAGGGGCCGGGTGCGGATGTCGATCACATCCGACAATCGGGTACCTGTGGGGATGCACCCCAGCAGCTCACGGAAGATGCACCAGTGCAGTCTTGCCCGGGTCAGGTCGATGCCGTAGACCTGCAGGAACGCGGCGCGGATCATATCGGCGTCCTGCTCCATGCTCATGACCTGCTTGCTTCCGCCCTTGCCGGAGGCTGGGCACAGCAGCGCCAGAACGGCGTCCAGCAGCGCCTGCCGCTCAGGTTGAGTTCCGGGCAATCTACCGTGGATCAGCTGCCGCAGGGCCGCTTCCGTGCGCAGGGAGGGCATGAGCCGCGCATCTCCCAGCATGTCCAGCGCGCGGAGCACCTGGCGGAAGTCTGTCCTCAGCCGCCAGGACCGTCTGTTCAGGCGCACCAGCCGGGGGAGACGGTCATAGAGCTTCATTGGCGCAGGCGCTTGCGCTGGGCTTTCAGCAGCAAGCGGGACAGCCGCTGGGTGAAGTAGCCCGTGCAGGCGTTAAGGATGCTCAGATAGTTGTGGCCGTAGAACGCCGCCAGCTGCTCCGTCTGCTCCTTGCCGAACATGCATCCGGCCCAGGCTTCGGCGGCGGCGCGCAGGGCTTCGGTGTTTTCGGGAGCGTTGCTCACAGCGGTGAGAAGATCCTTGGCGCGGTTGATCTCCGGCATGATCTGCATGGGATCCACATCCACACGCAGGCGCAGCTCCTCCGCGCCCTCAACGATGCGGATCTGATCCCGCACGCGGTTGGTAGAAAAGGTATACACGTCTCATTCCTCCTTCAAAAAAAGGGGCGGACAGGCACATACCTGTCCGCCGTGCGGTTAAGCGGGGGTCACTTCGGGCTTGCCGTCCAGAGCGATCACGCAGGAGAAGGGCACGTTATCCGTGGTAGCGCCGCCCACATCGCTGATGTCCAGGATGGTGACGTCGCAGGTGATGGTGGTAGTGGTCTTGCCATCGGCGGCGGGACACACCAGCTTCAGGCTGGTCTTACGGGCTTCGCCTACCTCGTACTTCAGGCCGCAGATATAGTCCTGGGCGGCGTCGCCGTACACGCGCTTGCCGGACACTGTGTACTGAGGGGCCAGGCCCGTGACCTCATTGGCGGCATAGCCCTGGCCGCACATGAAGAAATACTGCTGATTCTGGCCGTTGATGGATTCCTCGAAGGACTCGATGCCGGCGCAAAGCGGGGCGTAGGTCCAGGTATCCGCTTCTTTACTCGTACCGATGGAGACGGAAATGTTATGCACAGCATGCAGCATAAAATCAACTCCTTTCAAAGAAATAGACCGTCAGCGCGGAGCCGAACAGCCACTGGCCATTGCTCTCGCGTTCGATCTGGTGGGGAACGGAGGTCGTGGAGATGCTCAGCATCTGCCATGCCTCCGTGATGGGGTATTCTTTCAGGTGTGTCAGGCGGTGGTGGATGGCGTCCAGGGCGCGGGAGAGGGCAGCCAGGTCGCTATGCTTGCCGTTGAGCACCACGGAGATACTCAGCACGCTGCGGCGGTCCAGGAAGGTGGTCTCCGGCGCACCGGTGGCGATCTCCATGCAGATACCATTGTCCGGCGGCAGGGAGCCGCGGCGGATCGTGGCGAAGGGGTCGGTCTCCTGGGCCAGCCGGATCACTTCCAGCAGGATGTCGGTGGTGTAGCTCATATCTTCGCTCCCATCAGTTTTTGCGTCCGCAACGTCCATTCACGCTTGTGGGTCTTCTTGGCGTGCTCGCACCACATCAGCTTGGCGTTGGGGTTGCGATGGGTGCGGGGCGTGCCGGTGTAGTACACCTTCTTGGCGTAGGGCGTATCGTAAACGATGCGCGCGCCCCCATCCTCGATGTGGCCGGAGTCCACCAGCGTGCCTTCATCGAAGCGGCAGTAGGTATTGCAGTCGGCGAGGATGGTCTCGGCGACCACAGGCCGTGCGGCTTCCCACGCACGTTCAGCTTTCCGGAGGATCTGTGCCTTATTGATGTCGATCTTGACAGAGCTGCTCAACGGAAGATCACCTTCCAGTGGTGCACGGTGCCGTCCGGATGGAAGTGCGGGGTCACGGTCTCAATGAGGTAGTCCTTTCCCTGCCAGCGCAGCCGCGCCGGATGCCCGGCGGCGTTGCTCTCCTGGAGCAGCTGCCCGGGATCCGTGGGCGCGTCGGATTGGTCGATGTAGCACACGCCGGTGACCTCCTGCCGGGTGTCCATCTTCTCCAGTTTGGTGCGGGTGGCGAATTCCACCTTCACAAAGGAGAAGGAGATTTCATCGCCCCAGCTGGGCGCGTGATTGACGTCCAGCTGGGCGCAGGGGGCAATGCCCACGGTGTGCGGCCGTGCGGCGCGGGGAATGGGGGTCAGTCGCATTTGCGAAGCCCCCTTCCGAAGGCCAGGAGTATCGGCAGCAGCGAGCGCACCGTGGGGGAGAGCTCATCCGCTGCCGAAGAGCTGCCGGAGCTGCCTTTGCCGTTCACCGTCAGATCGCCGATGGAGAAGCCGGCCGCCACGGTTCCGCTGGCCTGCGCGGCCATGCCGCCCTGCTGGTGCAGGAAGTACACCTGCCACGCCAGCGCCCGCTGCCAATGGTCGCGGATGATCTCCGGCAGGGTTTCCATATCCCGGCCCACATAGGCATAGAGCGTGTGGCTGTGCAGCTGCTGCTCAGCATCTGCCAGCAAACGGGTAAAGCTGTCTTCATCGGGCATGGGCTGGCCGGTAATGCCAGAAAAGTCGATGGCGGTCAGCATAGAATCACTCCTTGGGCTGATCTTCGGCGGCCTTGGTTTCGTCAGCCTTGGTGGCCTTGGGCTGCTTCTGCTCCTCGACCTTGTAGCCACGCTTCTTCAGCTTCTTGGCCAGCCTGGCGTCGTCGGTCTCAGCCACACCGGCGGCAAAGGTCAGGCCCCAGCCGGTGCCGGTGTAGTTCGCCACAGGGGCGGTGATTTTGAACTTCTTCATGATGCGTCCTCCTTATCAGGCAATCTTGGTGCCGCGCAGCACGCCGACGGCGCGGGTCTTCTTGATGGCCACACCGGCGATCATTTCGACCTCGCCGGTCTTCACGGCACCGGGCTTGGTGAAGTCGGGCAGGTAGGGGTGCACCAGCTTGGAGCCGTCGGGGCTGACGCCGTGCACGCCATCCAGACCCAGGCGAACGGCGAAGATGTCGGTGGCGCCTTCGTCCACACCGATGATGGGATCGGAGCTGCCGGGCTTGTCGCCCATGGACATGATCAGGCTCTTGCCCCACTGCAGCACCTCGTCGCCGTAGTTCTCCTTGCTGGACAGGTTGATGCCGGCACGGTCCATCACCGCCTGATGCTTGGCGAACATCTCGCTGTTCATCAGGTACAGGGTGGGTGCGCCGTCCATCTTGGCCCGGAGGGTGCGCAGGGCGTCGGTGTACTTCTTCCAGTTGGCGTCCATGGCGGCTGAGGTGGAAAGGTCGATGGTCTCGCCGGGGGTGTAGTCGGTCTCCGTGCCGGTGACAGCCTTGTCGATGCCGTCGAAGTCGGCGGCAGCAGAGGCGGCGTCACCATTGATGAACATGTCGTGGAACTTGGCGATGGCCGCCTGGATCTTCTGGTTCTGCAGGAAGGTCACCAGGTCAACGACCTGTTCCTCGTTATGCTGCAGGGCGCGGTCGATCTGGTAGGAGCCGCCGAAGATCTTCAGCAGCACGGTGACGGGGGTGGTGGCGGGCTCCTGAGGGGTGTACTCGGTGTTCAGGGCACGGGAAGCGGCGGTGGGCAGGGTGGTCACACGGTTGTAGGTGTAGGCCAGGGAGTTGCCGCCGCCGGGCTTCACGGTGTTGTCGAAGGTCAGCATGTCCAGCAGAGCGGACTTGCGGAACTCATCGATC